AAATAGGACACATCGGGACGCACGAATACCGATGGAGCGATGTCGAATATGGCCCTAAACAGTTACGGCAATCTACAGACAACGATAGCTAATTATCTCTCACGAGATGATCTTACTTCCGCGATCCCCGACTTCATCCAACTCGCAGAGATTCGACTCCGTAGAGATCTACGCCTGCGCGAAATGCTTACGCAAGCATCGATCACGGCGACAGGTGGAGTCTCGACAATTAGCCTCCCTAGCGACTTCCTGCAAGCAAGGGATGTGTACATTGACTCTGACCCCGACTTCCCAGTTACGTTCACAACGCCGAGCATCTTTATTCGGAACGGTCGGACGAACCAAAGTGGTGTACCAGCTTTCTACACGATCATTGGGTCATCGATTCAGTTTGCCCCAATTCCTGACAGCAATTACGACATCAAGATTCTCTACTACGCAGCCCCTGCGTTTTTATCTACGGCAGCCCCGACAAATCTCTGGATTACGACCTGTCCGGATGCACTCCTCTACGGGTCATTGGGCGAGGCTGAACCTTATCTCATGAACGATCCCAGGTTGCAGACCTGGGGTGCGCTTTATGACCGTGCGATTGCCGCATTAACCCGATCCGACGAAGAGAGTCAGTATTCGGGTGTGCCGCTAACAATGACGGTGGCGAAGCGATGAGGGTTAACTTTGGGGAATGGCTACCAGATCAACCTGGGGTTGCTGGTGCGCTTGTTGATGCCAAAAATGTCATTCCTCAGCAAGTAGGTTACGGGCCGCTTGCAAGACCAAGCGAATGGTCTAACGCAGCATCAGAGACGCTTAATTCTGTGGTTGCTGCCGCTGCTCCTAATGAGGCTGTCACTGTTTTTGCTGGCGGCGACACTAAGTTATTCAAACTTGGGACTAACTTAGCCCTCACAGATGTTTCTAAGACTGGTGGTTACACGACACCATCGGATCAGAAGTGGCGATTTACTCAGTTTGGTAACCGAGTGATTGCATCGAACGGCGGCGACAGGCTCCAGGGCTATCTGATGGGAACATCTACTGCCTTTGCAGACCTTGGTGCTGCTGCGCCTAAGTCTAGATACATAACCACGGTCAGAGACTTTGTGGTTGCAGGTTTTAATAACGGATCAACGGTCTACCCTAATCGCGTGGAATGGTGCGCTTTAGGTGATGAGACAGACTGGACACCATCGGCAACCACTCAATCTGATTACCAAGACATCCCTGACGGTGGGCATGTAAAGGGTTTGACTGGTGGTGAGTATGGTATTGTGTTCATGGATCGAGCGGTGGTGCGGATGTCATACGTTGGGAGTCCGCTCGTTTTTCAGTTCGATACCATTTCACGGGGTCTTGGCTGTCTTGAGCCGAACTCGATCATCCAGTACGGAGGGTCGAGTTTCTTTTTGTCCGACGACGGTTTTTATGTGTGCAACGGACAGGCTGTGCAGTCTATTTCGGTTGAAAAGGTTGATCGGTGGTTTTTTAACACGGTAGATATATCGCAATTATCAACCATGTCATCGGCTATCGACCCTCTTAAAAACCTTGTCATTTGGTGTTTTAAGACCGTCGATCAAACGACTGCGCTTTTGATCTACAACTTCAACTTATCCAAGTGGTCATACGCTGAGATCAATGCTGACACGATCGCTTCGTCTACAGCCATAACAACAACCTCATCCTCCGGTTTGACTTTGGAACAGTTAGACGCTTTTGGAGGCCTGGATTCGCTTCCTGCGAGCTTAGATTCGTTTGGGTACACGGTAACATCAACCTTGTTAACCGGCACGTTAGGGACGAAGATCATTGCTTTTTCGGGCGATAACTTAACGGCAAACATTGTTACGCCTGATATGTCGCTTAACGATCTCCCATCTGTGGTTACGCTTATTCGTCCGGTTATTGATGGCGGCACTTGTTCAGTACAGATCAATTCTAGGCGCAGGCTAAACCAACAAACAGACTTCACAGGTTCTACCTACACAAGCAATGATGACAACCGTATAGGCTTACGATCATCAGGAACCTACCATCGGGTGAAGGCTATACCATCTGGCGTTTGGACTTCTGCGGTTGGTTTAGACGTAACGATTGTTCCGCAGGGTATACGATGATCTTTCGTACGCTGCCTCCGTTTGGTGGCGATCAGCGAGCCGTTGCTGAGATTGTCCGTGGCATCATGGACGGCAAGACGAATAACACCGGAACGGTGACGCTTGCTACAGGAAACGCCACCACAACCACGATTACAGACGCGAGAATAGGGGTAGAAAGCAAGATCATTCTTGTTCCCTACTCTGCCAATGCCTACGCAGATTCAATCCCTTACGGCTCGTTTTATGATCTCAACGACCAATCTGCTGCAAGCACGACAACGGCATACGCAATCACGTTTTCTAACACTGACCTGACGAACAATGTTTATCTCTCTAACTCCAGCCGGATAAACGTACGAGCGGCTGGCAAGTACAACTTCCAGTTCTCGATACAGTTTGCAAACGACGACTCGCAGATTCAGGATGTGGATGTTTGGGTTAGGAAGAACGGGACTGATGTTGCTAGTTCAAACTCACGGTTCTCGATTGACTCTAAGCACGGATCGGTCAAGGGTCATGTCATTGCCGCACTTAACCTCTTTGTAGACCTTGCCGCTAACGACTACATCGAGTTGGTGTGGTCTACATCATCAACGCTTGTCATCATCGAGCATATTGCCACCCAGACGAGCCCGACGAGGCCTGCTACTCCTTCTGTGATTGCCACGATGCAATTTGTGGGCGGGTTTTCTAATGGTGGTGTGTACATCTCGAGCGTGACGAATGGATCTGCTGTGATTACGCATTTTCCAAATGCAACCTCTGACAAAACGTATGGCTATGTGGTGGTCGGATGAATGTGCAATATATCAAGCCCGAAGAACTCAGGACGGTCTGGCAATACATCAAGCCAGGATTGGAAGTCATCCTCACTAAAAGCCCCGAATCGTGGATACCAGAGGACATTTATTCGGACTGCTTTACAGGAAGATCGCTTCTTTGGGTCTTTGTTGAGGATAATTCTGTTGTGGGCTTTGTTGTTTTGCAGCCTATCGGCGATAATTTGCATGTTTGGTGCGCTTATGGCAAGGGAGATCTTGATGCAGGCTTGGATCATGTTCTCGGCATTGCGAGAGCTGGTGGCGCGAAAACTATCAGCTTTGATTCGTGGCGTAAAGGCTGGGATCGCAAGGCTAAAGCGTTAGGTTTTAGACCCAGAAAGTGGGTAAGAGAGGTTTGATATGGCTGGTGGCTCAACAAACACGGTGACGAGGACGGAATTAGACCCGTCTCAGGCTCCATATGTGCAGTACGGTCTCTCAGAGGCTCAACGTCTCTACGCTACTGGAGGCCCACAAGCCTACACAGGCCAAACTTACATCGGCCCATCCCAACAGACGCAGGCTGCGCTTTCTGCCATGCAAACAAGGGCTATGCAGGGCAACCCGCTTGTACCTTTGGCGCAACAACAGTTAGCAAGTCAGATTGGTGGTGGTCAGGCGGCGACACTTCAGAGTCAATTCAGCCCTGTCTTGCAGAACACACTAAGCGGCAGCTTCCTTGGGCCTAATCCTTACCTAACTCAAGCGTTACAACCTGGGTTTACGCAGGCTTCTCAGGCTTATCAGGACGCTATCAACCAGATGCGGTCTAGGGCTTCTGCTTCTGGCCGATATGGAACAAACGAAGCCCTTATGAGCCAAGAAGCAAGGGCTCAGGGTGCGTTAGCAAATGCGCTAACCAATCAGGCAGGACAGCTTGCTTATCAGAACTACGGAGATGAACGAGCAAGGCAGATGTCTGCACTTGGATTAGGCGCTAACTTGTACGAACAAGAGCGAGCAAGGCAACAGGCGGCAATTGGTGCTGCACCAGGTATGGCAGCACAGGACTACACGGATATTGCACAACTTGCACAAGTTGGTCAGACAGCAGAGCAGTACCAACAAGCAGCATTACAAGACGCAATACAAAAGTTTAACTATCAGCAGCAAATGCCTTACATGAACCTACAGAACTTTTTATCTTCTGCCTATGGTTCTCCTGCTGGTATGCAAACCATCCAGCCTAGTTACTCTAACCCGCTAGCAGGTGCGCTCGGCGCGGCATTAGCAGGGAAGGCTTTATTGCCATGAGTGGCGCAGAGCCAATTATCGCTGCTGAGGTTATTGGTTCTGCTGCTGCGGCAGAAGGTGCTGCGGCTGCTGCAAGTGCAGCATTAGCGGCAGAGGCTGCAACGGCTGCAAGTGCGGCTACAGCAGCACAAACAACGGCGGCGGGAACGGCTAATCCATTTCTAACGTCTGCTTACGGTTCTTTACCAGGGATGACGATGGGCTCTCAGCAGGCAGCAATGCTTGCAGCGCAAACGGGCGAATTTGGATTGCCTGGGCTTATGTCTACGGGCGGATCTGCGACTTATGCTGGTGCTGGAGGCCCGTTGGCTAAGATGGCATTCTCGTCTGGGACACCTTCAAGTATGCGGATGGGTATGCAGGGCATGAATATGTTGCAACAATCTGCGCCGAGATCCGCTGCTGCTCCTGGTATCCGTAGAGGTCAGCAGGTAGCACAAGCAGATTTTGGTCAGTTACTACCGCAGCCGATCCAGCGCAAGCGGTTATCGTTGTTGTG